GCTTAACCACGGTGCGTAGGATTCATTCCCCACGCTTTGCGCCTGTAAGGACGACACGGGTTGTGCATCCGGAAACATACGCTCAAAGTCTTCAAGCATCAAGTCTTCAGTCACAAAACACCATTGGGCGTCTGAGCCGCACGGGTCTTGGATTGTTGGATCCATGTAGACTGAGAATGAGTTGCGAATACGCCCGATCTTGATGTTTTGGTCAAACGAATTAGGGCTTTCGTACTCGGTGAGTAACCGGATATAGCCTTCCCCATACGCCACTTGGTTCTCACAAGCGGTGTCATATGCGACATCTGCGTCAGACATATACTCAATGTGACGCACCATGCCGTTGAAAATCTCAGCCACTTCAATGTCAGCCTTGTCATCCGCAGGGATTACTTTTCCGCTCGGTCGATTTTGGCGTTGGTCGTTAGTGACTTGGCGAACGTGCTGGGGGAGCTTGTTAATGGTAAGGCAGGGCCGCGCGTTAATGGTTTGCCCTTGGACTGAACCTCGCGTAGCGAGTACGTCGGCTGGCCATTGGAACTGGTTGTCAGGGCTTGCTGCGTAGAATCGAAGATCATCAAGTTCATCCTCACGGCTATCAGAATAGGCGGCAATCGCCATTGTCATGCGATGCAGTGCGGTTTCTATGATGTCTTTGTCTTTCATACCAATCCGATTACGTCCTTGTCTTTCATCAGGATCAAGTCTTCGTACTTGCGGTCAATTGTACCGCTGTACATGACATGATCACCTACGCTCACCATAAGCGGGCGTTTTGAATCTTTCTTGCCTCGCCCGACTGCCACAACCACGCCTGTGCGGGTGTCTTCCTCGGGCATAATAATCAGCCCGCTTTGAACAAACGGGTCAGGGCGTACCGCAATATTGTCGTGTAGTGGTTGGATCATTTTTTCTTTGCAGTTTTGGCTGATTGTTTGAAATCTTTGGCGGTCGGGGCGTTTTTTGACCCGACTTTGTTCATCTTCTCGCCCGAGCCTTCTTTAATGCGCTCGCGTTTTGCGTGAATATTTGCGTAGAGTCCAGTTTTCAACATTTCCACCGTTTAAGAGATGCCTTTGCACGTTCGCCATCCTTGGCATGGGCTGCAACCGCACCCATACGCGCACAAAATGATGCTTTACGACCCTTATCTGCTTCGGTCTTAGGGTTGGGGGCGGGTGCTTTTAGGTTGCTACCTGTAGCGGCGTTGTATTTCTCACGCCCTTTGGCAGTTAGCCCAGCGCCCTCTTTGACAGATAGCTTTTCGCCTCGCCCGACCGATAACGACACGGATTTCTTAGCCATTATGCACAATGAATGATTGCAAAGTTAAGGACAACAGCTTCAGCGAGTGGGTTTGCGCTAATGTTACGCAGCGTAATGGTCGCCGAGCCCGCCGCCATGCTAGACACAAAAGCGTTGTAAGACGCAGACGTGCCGTTGGTCACATTTAAAAGCAGTATGTCTTTAGCCGTTAATAAACTGTTAGTAAGGGTAAATGTGACGTTAGTAGTTGCAGCCAAGGAGGCTGCGTTCAAGGTAATCTGACCGGCAGAGGCGTTAAGCGTCACGCCGGTCGATTTTGAAGTTGCTTGGGTGACCACACCTTGAGCTACAGCAGCATAACCAATCTCTGTGTCTGCGTAAACAGTCGTACCTTCGATTGTGCTAGGCGTTGACAAGCCAATAGGCGAATTGTCAACGGTACCGCCAGAGATAATTTGATCGCTAAAAGCGACACCGATTGCTTGTGTATTAGGCATTTCAAGCTCCCATCCAAGAAGTTTGTAAACTATTAGTTGACTGACTACGACGTTTAGGTTCTGCGTACTCTCGGTGCGCGACAGGGAATGCAAACGTCACGCATATAGCATCTGCTGCATCAGGCGAGGCTAGGCCCCGCGCTTTCATGTCCTTCTTAGACTCTAAAAAGATCGTACCTTTAGAGTCGGGCTTCATTACAGGTGATATTAAATCAGTTTTAAGCACTCTGTCACTAGGAATCGACGCGGTTTTCAACCAATTTCGCATATCGCCCCACATTTGCGCCCTTAAATTACCATACATAAGCGGATTTTTGGATTTATTTCCGAAATTGACCCCTCGAATCTTGTATCGCTGCTCTTTTAGCCGGTCAACCACCCCACCACCAACGCCGCCTTCGTCAATCACGACCAACGCTGGCTTGTATTCTTCGATTGTTTCGATTACATGGCCCACAACGGTCATCGTATCGTCGCCCTTGAAGCGTTTGATGCCAATAATGTCACGCCCTTGGCGGATCGCAATCACGGTCGAGTCTGAACCAAACCGCGCAGGGTCAACGCCCACAATAATGGGGGCGGACAGGTCTTTGAGCCGTGGCCGGCGCATGGCTTCATCTACGATCGCAGACGATATGAACTGATCATCACCCGCAGAGGGAAAGTCACCGTAGACCTCAACCGCAGCTTGTGATGAATCGGCACCGTATTCGTCGATGATCTGCTGATACACCGCCTTGTCCGTACCCTCGACCGTTCTTGCGTCCACAATCTTGGTATTCCAAAAGTCACGCTTGGAATTGTGGCACTCGTAGAAGTAGCCGGTGTTGCGGCGCGGGTTAGAAAACGCCAACCAAAAGCGGTTAGGTGTATTCTCAGTAAAGAAGCCCGCAGTCACCGCCCAAATGGCGTCGTCAATACCGGAGGCCTCATCAAAGATTACCATCACGCCGTCGTAGTTGTGAACCCCTGCGTACGCATCAGGGTTCTCGCTTGACCAAAGCCTGCCCTCAACCGACCAATAGCGTGTGCCTTTTTTTAGGTCACGCTCAACCAACTCGGTAATCCATTTGGCTGGCATGAGCCGTGTGGCGGACACCTCAAACCAATGTGAGTTGAGTGACATCGCCAACCACTTGGTAATCTCCGCCCAGGTCACCGATCGGAGTTGGGATTCGCTGTTTGCCGAAATGATGGTCGTTGAACCAATCCGTGTAGAGAGCATCCATAGGGTTAGCCAACTAACCAAGGCTGACTTGCCAATCCCGCGCCCTGAAGAGGTCGCCATCCTGAAGGTGTCAAAGTCAACCTTGCCGTTGTTTTGCTTAATGTGCGCGGTCAGGTCTGACAGCACTTCGCGCTGCCATTTGCGAGGGCCGGTGAAGTTTTCTAAGGGTGTACCCTTTTGACCCCAAGGGAACGCATAAAGTACGAACGCTAGCGGGTCATCCTTGATCTTGGGTGACCAAAGCGCTGACATTAGGCGCATCTCTTCGGCGGCGCTGTACTGTGTCGTTTGCATCCGTGGGTTCCATATCTATAGTTAGACCGTGTTGTACACGCGAGTCGGCTTGCTCAAGCGCAGTAATAATACTGATCTGTTGCGTGACGTCCACCTGCACTTGCTGCTTGGCGACCCAATCGTGCTTGTGCTTCAAGAACTCCAACGCCATCTTAGCGTCGCCCGCTAACGCCGCATCACGCACAACCTGCGACATCTCGGACTCTGAATCTGCGCGGCCTTGCATAGCCGCTAACTCAACCACAGGGTCTAGCTGGCAGAGCTTGCGGAACTCCTCAGGCATCATGCCAGCCTTCAACGCAAGCGCGTCATTAGACAGACCTAGACGCGCAGCTTCGTAGACGCGCAACAAACGCGACTCGGTGGCGCGGACTTCGCGGGGTGTGAAGTGTAGAGATAGCATTTTGCGATTGTAGGTCATGTGGGCAATTTATTATATAAAAAAATTTTGGGTGTGAACCCTCCGCTAGCTAGGGCTCCTCGCAGGGCCCTCCCCCCCCCTACCCCCATGCCCGCAAGAATGCTTAATGCCACCATGCTGCACTGCGGTAGCTGCACTGCACAATGCTGCACTGCACAATGCCGGTGGCCGAGCGGTGCCTGGCTAGCAGGCCGAGCTCGAGCGGTGCCTGGCTAATGTCGATCGACCGGCAAAATGCGGGCCGAGCGGTGCCTGGCTAACGGCAAAATAAGCAATACTAAGTTTTCCTTGAAGGTCATGTAGGCAATGAGGGCAATGCCCACAAAGTCCACTGGCTTGCTACGTTGTGCGTGCGCCAACAGCGCCGACATATATACTGCTGTACATATATACAGTATTTTATAAAAATATCTTTACTAACTATTATTATTACCTTTATTACCCTACAAAGCATTTAGCTAATTGATTTATAAGGCATTTTTCGAAAGCACTTCGCGCCCTTTTGCGTTGCCCTTTCATTACCCTTAACTACCCTACATTTTGTGAGCATTTGTGAGCTTTATGCTATAAATAGTTGTACACTGCTATAAATTCATGTACAATGTAGTTTCTGACAACCAACTAAGGGCCTACAAAATGTTAACCAAAGCAAACCAAAAACAAGTGAAAACACTCGAGCAATACCGCGCGCTTGGCAACACCGGCGCCATTGCGCGTATCCTGTCATTCATGATTCGCGCCTCATTACGTAAAACTGAACAAGTCGAGCTGCGCCAGCTGGCCGCGCAATTTGGCGTGATTAATCATCCCGATTTCATTTGCTAAACCAAACCGGCCG